AAATAGATTGTTATAACGATATACGTCAAATTATAGCTGATGCTAATGTAGATGATTTTGATGAACTATTTAAAGCATTATATGAACGTGCATCTGAATATTTACAAAACAAAGAAGGTACAGCATCTATTTTAATAAATGAACATCAATATAAAGCAAATTTCCGAATCGACAAGGAAATAAATACAATGTCGTTAATCCAAAATTTAATAAATAATAAATAATTAATTATGCAACAACAAGCCCAACAACCACAAATTGATTTAAAAAATACTACTGAAGTTAAAAACTTTAATGGTGGATCAATTTTTCAACAAGGAGTTATTTTACGTAAAGTATCTCGTTTTGTAGCAGGTACAGATGAAGATGCTTTACTTCCAATTCCTGTATTTTATGATCCTGAGACAAATAAAATTTTAGGAGAATCAGTACCAAAAGAATTAAGAGAAGAACTTAAAGATGAAATCTGTTAAATGAAAAATATCTTTGATTGGTTAAAAGCAATTAATTCTACCAAACCCCCAGTTGAATCTTTTACAGATAAAGATTGGGAGGTTTGGAATAGTTATATGATACATAGGTTTTTATCTATGAATCCCGATTATTTAGAAATTGTAAATTATGTTCAAGATTTTCCACCACAGGAAAAAAGAATGATTTACAATATATATAGGGAATTTATTCCTAAAAATAATAAATGGAGTAAATATGTTAAATCTAAGGTAAAACAACCTAATAAAGATTTAATAGACCATATTAAAGATTATTTTCAATGTTCAAGTAAAGAATCAAAAGAATATATAAATATATTGGCTACCACAGAAATTAGTCGTATATTATATAAAAGAGGATTAAATACAAAAGAAATAAAACCATTATTAAAATGAACAAATTAGTAAAAATGTTACGTACATCTGCAGAAGCAGACAAAGCAAAAGCACTGTTATCACTTGAATTATTAGGTGATAGAGCAGTTGGTATCGGAGATCATTCCACCGGAGATTTTTATAAGAATGCAGAAGAAGCACTTACTATGTTAGTAGATGCAGATGATAGATTATCTGCTCTATCTAAATACTTTGATGATAAAAGTCAAATCAATGGGTGATTCAGTTAAAAAATACTTTACAGATATGAGTGATAGAGAAATTATGGATTCTAAATATCCAAGTAAAAAAATCCAAGAATTTATGGATGATGAAGCAAACCAAATCATAACTATTTTTGAAGAAGAATATCCTGAATTAGCAGAAGAATTTCAAAACATACAAGAAGAAATGTATGAAATGTTTGCTCGTAAACATATGGATTATGGGTTAAATAATATTGCTTTAGGTGGAGATATCGTTAATAACAGCGATGATAAACAATTTTCACTAACTGGATTATGTATTAGATTAACTGACAAAATATCACGTTTAAAAAACCTATTAGTAAATGGTAGATCATTTGTTAAAGGTGAAGGTATGGAAGATACCTTTATTGATATAGCCAATTATGGCATAATCGGTCTTTTAGTAGGTCGCGACAAATGGAAAAAATAGTTTGGCAAAGAAAATCCCAAAAATAGTAAAGGAGATTAGAAATAATCCTCCATCACCCATTAATTATGCTTATCAAAAGAATATATCTTATTCCCAGATGTCCATATTTAGAGGGTGTCCTCATAGATGGAAACTTCAGTATAAAGATAAAATCAAACGATTTACGTCTTCTATTCATACTGTATTTGGAACTGCTATGCATGAATCAATGCAATATTATTTAGATTATGCTTATGAAAAATCATTTGCTGCCGCCGATAGAGATATAAACTTAAAAGAAGATTTCCAAGATAGATATATAAGTGAATACGAAGTACAGTATAAAAAGAATAATGATTCTCATTTTTCTGATGCCGTGGAAATGAGAGAGTTTTTTGAAGATGGGGTTGCTATTTTAGAATGGTTCAAGAAAAAACGTAGCAGATATTTTAGCAAAAAAGGTACCTATTTAGTTGGTTGTGAAATACCTATTGTAGTAGCACCAAATAAAATGTTAAATAACGTATTATATATGGGGTATCTTGATGTTGTCACATACCATGAAGCAACAGAGACATTTAAGATAATCGACATTAAAACCAGTACTAGTGGGTGGAATGATTATGCTAAAAAAGATGAAGATAAACAATATCAATTATTACTGTATAAACAATATTTTTCTGAACAATATGGGATACCATTAGATAAGATTGAAATTGAGTTTATGATATTAAAAAGAAAAGTGTTAGATATAGATGACGAAAATATAATGTCACCTTACCAAGCATATAGGGTTCAACAATTTATCCCTCCAAGTGGAAAAATTAAATTAGGAAGAGCAAAATTAGCAATTAATAATTTTATTAATGAGTGTTTTTCATCTAGTGGGGAAATAAAAGAAAAAACTTACCCAAAATCCCCATCAAAATGGAATTGTAATTTTTGTCCCTATAAAGAAGATAAAGAAAATTGTGGAGAAGGTATAATTTACTAAACTCCTAATATATGTATATAAAATAATGTTATTAAAATAAAGACTATGAGTGCAAAAAAAGACATGACACTAACAAGTGTTAAAATTAAAAGTGATTTATTTGAGAATTTTAAGATTGAGTGTGTAAAACGAAAGTTTTCATTCCAAAAACTTGCTGACCGAGCTATTTATTTGTATCTTACAGATGAAGATTATCGTAAAGCAATTACCAATCAAACAAATCTTGAACTATAAATCATATTTTAAATGAAACAAAATTTTAAACATCTTCCTTTAAAAGACAGGAAGAAAATCTTACTTATTTGTGATGATATCAGAGTTCATTCTGGGGTAGCAACAGTAGCAAAGGAAATTGTATTACATACTTCTCACCATTTTAATTGGGTACAAATGGGAGGAGCTATAAAACACCCGGATAAAGGAAAGTTATTTGATTTAAGTTCTGAGGTAAATAAACAGCAAAAAATAGAAGATTCTTATGTTAGGTTATACCCCCAAGATGGATATGGAACACCTGATATTCTTAGGGAAGTAATAAAAATAGAAAAACCTGATGCTATAATGTTATTTACAGATCCTAGATATTTTACTTGGGTATTTAATATGGAACAAGAAATTAGAAAAAATATCCCAATTACTTATCTAAATATATGGGATGACTATCCTGCACCTATGTACAATAGACCTTATTATGAGGCATGTGATTTATTAATGGGTATATCTAAGCAGACTGTTAATATAAATAAATTAGTATTAAAGGATAGAGAAAAAAATAGAATTTTTCAATACTTACCACATGGATTAAACCCAGAAGTATATTTTCCATTAGATAAAGAAGATAAAGGATTTAAAGATTTTAAAAAACAGTTATTTCCTAAAGGAAAACCTAAATTTACTATGTTTTTTAATTCACGTAATATCAGGAGAAAACAAATCCCAGATGCACTTTTAGCATTTAGATCCTTTTTAGATAGTTTACCCCTAGAAGAAGCATTACAATGTAAATTTATTTTACATACTGAATTATTAACAGAAGCAGGAACAGACCTATCAGTAGTACATGAATACTTATTTGGGGAAAAATATCATGATTGTGTAGTTTTTTCTACTAATAAATTAACCCAACAACAATTAAACTACTTATATAATGCAGCTGATGTTCAAATATTATTAACATCTAATGAAGGGTGGGGGTTATCTATAACTGAAGCTTTACTTTCTGGTACACCTATAATAGCTAATGTAACTGGAGGTATGCAAGATCAAATGAGGTTTGAAGATAAAAATGGAAAATGGTTTACACCTGATAGTAATATTCCATCTAACCATAGAGGAACATATAAAAAACATGGTGAATGGGCATTTCCCGTTTTTCCAACTTCAAGATCAGTTCAAGGTTCACCTCAAACACCCTATATCTATGATGATAGATGTGCTTGGGAAGATGTATGTGAGAAAATTAAAGAAGTATATTCTTTAAGTGATAAAGAACGTAAATCTAGAGGATTAAAAGGTAGAGAATGGGCTATGAGTAATGAAGCAGGATTTACTGTAAAACATCAAGCAAATACCTTTATGAAAACTTTCAATACCTTATTTGATACTTGGAAACCAAGAGAAAAATATGAAGTAATTAATACTAATGAGTATAAAGGTAAATTTTTAAATCATAAAATAATATATTAATGAATAAACCAAGATTTGTTATAAGTTGCCCTTTCGATACCTACTCAGGATATGGGGCAAGATCAAGAGATATAGTTAAAGCTATTATTGAATTAGATAAATATAATGTTCAACTTTTACCACAAAGGTGGGGAGCAACTGCATGGGGTTTTTGTAAAGATCACCCTGAATGGGAATTTTTATTAAATTATAAAGTTTCACAAGATTGGAATAAAACCCAACCTGATATTTGGATGCAAATTACAATCCCAAACGAGTTTCAAGCCGTGGGGAAATATAATATTGGATGTACCGCAGGTATAGAATCTACAGCTTGTAAACCTGAATGGGTAGAAGGATTAAATAGAATGGATATGAATTGGGGCTCTTCAAAGCATACAAAGGAAGTATTTAAATCTATGGCTTTTGAAAAAAAAGATAAAAATACAAATCAACTTATAGGTAAAGTAACTTTAGTTAAACCCATGCATGTTGTATTTGAAGGAGCAGATTTAGATGTTTATAAACCTATTAAATCAAAAAATACTATAGATTTAAGTAATATTAAAGAAAATTTTAATTATTTATTTGTAGGTCATTGGATGCAAGGAGAAATAGGACATGATAGAAAAAATGTAGGGTTTTTAATTAAAGCCTTTTTTGAAATATTTAAAAATAAAAAAACTAAACCTGGATTAATTCTAAAAACTTCCATAGGAGTAGATTCTTATATGGGAAGAGATACTATCCTTAAAAAAATTAAAGATATTAGAAAAAGTGTTAATTCAACAGACTTACCTAATATATATTTAATTAGTGGAGAATTTAATAATAGTGAAATGAATGAATTATATAACCATTCAAAAATCAAATCTATGGTTAGTTTAACTAAAGGAGAAGGATTTGGAAGACCTTTATTAGAATTTAGCTTAACAGGTAAACCTATTATAGCAACTAACTTTTCAGGTCATACAGATTTTTTAAATAAAAATTTTACTACACTTTTACCTGGTGAATTAGAACCCGTTCATAAAAGTGCAGCAAATCAATGGTTAATACCTGAATCACAATGGTTTAAAGTAAGTTCATCTCATGTAGGTCATTCATTTCAAGATATGTATCAAAATTATAAAAAATTTAAAGTTAAATCTAAACAGCAAGCTAAATATTCTGCCTCTAATTTTAGTTTTGATGGAATGAAAAAACTGATAAATAATATTTTAGAAGCTAATATCCCAGAATTTCCAAAACAAATGGATTTAAATATTCCCACTTTAAAGAAAAAATACGGAAATATACCTAAATTAACTTTACCAACTTTAAAAAAAAATAATTAATTATGAATTTTGATGAATTGAGAATATGTACTCGCTGTGGTTCTAATGCTTGCTACAAACAAGAAGTTACAAAAGATATCAATATAGAATTATGTTATGGTTGTGGGTTCCAATCTAATTCTGTAATGACTAAGGGATCAGATTTTTTTAATGAACAATTTGAAATATTACCTGAATTATATAAGGTATTAATGGATGAAGAAGAAGATACTGGTAAAATTTGGATGCCTACTACCGTTAATATAAAAGAGCAAGGTATGGTATTTGCAAATGGGGTATCAAGAGATAATTGGTGTTGGTCAGCTGTAAAATCAATTCCTGTTAAGGAAGATGAAAAAGAAAAATATAATGGAGAAAGTTTTAGAGTTGATATGTCCACTGTTGAAAATTTTAGAGAACGTGACTTTATGGATGCTTTATCATATATTGGGGTATTACCAAAATAATAAAATTATATGAGAATAAGTTATGCAATAACAGTCTGTAACGAATACGAAGAAATTCAAAAGTTACTTTCATTTCTTTTATTAAATATTAGAGAAGAAGATGAAATAGTAGTATTGTTTGATAAAAAATCTGGCACAGCAGAAGTATGGGAATATTTAATAGAATTACGAAAACATGAATATATTAAATTAACCTCTAAGACATTTAAAAACCATTTTGCTGATTGGAAAAATTATTTAAAGGATCTATGTATTGGGGATTATATTTTCCAAATAGATGCAGATGAAACCCCAGACGAATCTCTAATAAACAATTTACCTTTAATCTTAGAAGCAAACCCAAACAATGAAGTTTATTTAGTTCCTAGAATTAATACAGTAGAGGGGTTAACTCAAGAACATATTAATAAATGGAGATGGAATGTAAATGAAAAAGGATGGGTTAACTGGCCAGACTATCAATGGAGAATTTGGAAAAATAAACCAGAGATTAAATGGGTAAATAAAGTCCATGAAAAATTAGAAGGATTTAGAACTTACGCTACTCTTCCTGCTGAAGAAGGTGTGGCTTTATACCACCCTAAAGACATTAAAAGACAAGAAAAACAAAATAATTATTACGATACTTTGTAAAAATATGAAAGAACATATATTAAATAATTTAAATAATGTAGGCATATGTGTAGTTGAAGATTACTTTACACCTGAATTTTGTGATCAAGCTGTTGAAGATATAGAAGAGGGTTTGATTAAATATAAATCTAAGATACAATCCTCTTCCCATGAGGGAACATCAGGTGATTTTAGATTATTTAAAATGGAAAACCATTATAATACAGCTAAAGAATTTGCAAATGATCCTTTATTATTAGAAGTATGTAGTTCTTATTTTGGTCAAGAAATTAATAGTCATTTTGTTTTAGGCGGAAAAGTTAAACATAACCCCAAACAAATTACTAACAGTGGAGGTGGATGGCATAGAGATAATAGAGCTAAACAAATTAAAACTTTAGTATACTTATCAGATGTTGAAGAAGAAAATGGTCCCTATTTATTCCTTCCTTCATCAAATCAATATGATTTATCTACTAGAGATGGGATTGGAAGAGCAACTAGATATGAAGATAAAAGTATAAACTCATTTTGTAAAGAAAATGATTTCACTCCTTTTAAAGTTATAGGTAAAAAAGGAACAGTAATATTTGCAGATACATCTTTTATTCATAGGGGTGCTAATATACAAGGAGGTACACGTTACACTTATACTAATTATTATTTTGAAAACCATCCTCAACGTATTCAAATGAGTAAGGATAAATGGGGTAAAATGTATATTTAATGGCTCATATATTTAAAAACCCAACACTCGATAGTAAAGGTATCATAGTATTTACTCATAAAGAATGGCCCTTTTTATTAGATAATGCTTTATCTAGTATACAAGAATTAAAAGAATATTATTATTTAGGATGGAATCAAGGAACATATTTTGGTAATTTACAAAATTTTCCTTCTATTATTGATTTTACTTTAGCTTCACCTACAGCCCTCAATTACCCAGATAATGGTTCTACCCAAAAAATAGATCTTATGGATAGAAATTTTTTGTTAAGTGACTATAAAAATATGGGTATTAAAGATAGATTTTATGATATAATAAGTATAAGTAGAGCTATAAAAATTAAAAATGTACCTTCTTTATTACAGGCTGTAAGAAAATTAAATGATAAGAAAATATATCCTAAAACATTAATAATAATCCCAGTTTCAGAAATGGAAGCTAACATCCCTGAAAAATATGATTTAGATATAGTAAAGCAATATGAAGAACTATTTAATTATGAGGAACGAAAAAATATAACACTATTAAGATTATCTCCTGAATTAGGATTTTTAGGTGTTTCACCTCAAACTATAAACTGGTTGTATAATAATTCTAAAGTATTATATATTGGGTCTAAATCTGAAGGAGGTTGTAGAGTAACACATGAAGCTTTATTATGTGGTTGTGATATAGTATACTATAAAGACCACCAAGGACCTATGGTAGATTATTTAAATTCTAATAATAGTGTACCATTTAATGATTATAATACTATTGATGAAGCTTTGGATAAAGCATATTCAAAATATTCATATAATGAATCTCAAACTCTTAAATTTGAAGAATTATTAAGCGAAAGACATGCTTTAAAAAATTTAACACCCCATTTTAATAAATTATATAAGAAAAATAATCAAGTATTTGATGGTAAATTAATTAATTGTGATAATTTATCAAATAGACTCCCAGCACATCATATAGAAGTTCCTTGGAATGATGATGAATTCCCAACAGCTGATATATTAAGTATAGGAAGACTTACTAAATTTATAACATATTTGAATGAACAAACACATTAAAATAGCAAATAGAAAAATAGGATTAGATTATCCACCCTTAGTAATAGCTGAAATTGGAATAAACCACAATGGGAAATTATCAATTGCAAAAGAACTTGTTGATGCCGCTTATGAAAGTGGGGCTGAAATAATTAAACATCAAACCCATATTGTTGAAGATGAAATGTCATCTGAAGCTAAAAAAACAATACCTGGTAATACAACAGAATCTATATATGAAATTATGGAACAGTGTGCCTTAAATGAAGATGATGAATTTAAGCTAATGAAGTATGTTGAGAGTAAAGGAATGATTTTTATCTCAACTCCATTTTCTAGAGCAGCAGCCGATAGATTAGAAAAATTTAATGTAAAAGCATATAAAATAGGTTCTGGTGAATGTAACAATTATCCTTTAATTGAACATATATGTAGTTTTGGTAAACCTATAATATTATCTACAGGAATGAATGATATAAAATCAATTCAACCTTCAGTAAATTTAATGGAAAAATATAATATCCCTTATGTTTTATTACATTGTACAAATATATACCCAACACCAGCTAATTTAGTACGTTTAGGTGGGATGCAAGAACTAAAAAAATCATTTCCTAATGCTATAATTGGTTTATCAGACCATACAGTAAATAATAATGCTTGTTTAGCAGCTACTTCATTAGGAGCGTGTGTACTTGAAAGACATTTCGTAGATTATAAATCAAGGGTGGGTCCTGATATTTTATGTTCTATGGATAAAAATGAGTTAAAAGATTTAATTATATCATCAACTGAAATTTCTCAAATGAGAGGTGGATCAAAAGAGCCAGCAAAAGAAGAACAAGTAACTATGGATTTTGCATTTGCAACAGCAGTAGCTATTAAAGATATTAAGATAGGAGATATTTTAACAGAAAAAAATATTTGGGTTAAAAGACCAGGCACTGGAGAGATTTTTGCTAAAGATTATCATAAAATTTTAGGTAAAAAAGCTTTATTAAATATTAAAAATGATCAACATTTAAAATATAGTGATATAGTATGAGAAAAATATTTCTAGTTACAGAAAGAAGAGCAGATTATTCTAGGTTTAAACCAATTTTAGAATTAATTAAAAATGATCCATTATTAGATTATGATTTAGTAGTAACCGGTCTTCATTTAAAAGAAGAAAATGGGTTAACTATTAATGAAATTAAAAATGATGGATTTAAAATATTTTCTACCTTTGAAATGTTTGAAGAAAATAAGGATACTGGGGGGGCTATGGTTAGGTCTTTAGCAATTTGTCTTAAAAAAATTACATATGCTTTAGAAGAATCAAAACCTGATTTAATACTATCTGGGTTTGATATAGCGGCTAATATGTCTGTTACTATAGCTGGTGCACATATGAATATTCCTGTTGCACACATTCAAGGAGGAGAGGTAACTGGTACAATAGATGAATCTATTAGACATGCAATGAGTAAATTTTCACATTATCATTTTGCAGCTAATGAAGATGCTAAAACTAGATTAATTAAAATGGGGGAGAAACCAGAAACCGTTTTTAATGTAGGATGTCCTTCAATAGATGCTTTATTAGAAGTAAAACACAATAAGGAAGCATATAAAAAATATAATTTAAATAAAAATTATTATTTGATGATACAGCATCCTGTTACATCAGAAATAAATGATTCTTATAACCAAATAACTCAAACTTTAGAAGCTATTAAAGAAACTAATATAGAAGTTCTTATTATATTACCTAATAATGATGCTGGTTACTTAAAAATAGTAGAAAAAATAGAATCTTCTAATATAAAATATGTAAAAACACTTGCCATAGAAGAATACACAAGTTTACTTAAATATTCCCAAGGTTTAATAGGTAATTCTAGTAGTGGGATACATGAAACATCTTTATTTAACATCCCCACTATTAATATTGGAACTAGACAACAAGGAAGATTAAGTTCTAATAATGTTATAAATACAGGATATAATAAAAATGAAATAATAAATGCTATAGAATTAACAAAAAAACTACAAAACTCAGAATTTGATAATTTATATGGAGAAGGTAATTCATCAATACAAATAGTAGATTTATTAAAAAAAATAGATATAACTCCATCAATAATTCAAAAACAAATAACATACTAATGAAAAAAATATTTATAACAGGAGGATCAGGGACTGTAGGGACAGCTTTTATAAAAAGATATTATAATGATTATAAATTTTATTCTTATAGTAGGGGTGAAAAATCTCAAGTAGCCTTAAAAAGAAAATTTCCTAATATAGAAATTTTAATAGGAGGAATAGAAGAAAAAAATTACTTAACTTCACAAATAATAAAAATTAATCCTGATATTATAATACATGCAGCTGCCTTAAAACACGTTGACACTGCAGAAAAACAACCCATTAAAGCTATTACTAGTAATATTATGGGGAGCTATAATATTATGGAAGCAGCTAAGGAAGCAAATACACCTTTAGTAGTAGGTATAAGTACAGATAAAGCTTGTGAATCAGCTAATGTGTATGGTAAAACCAAGGCATTAATGGAAAAGATGTATTTAGAAGCAGATAATTCAAGAAATAAATTTGTATGTTGTAGATTTGGTAATGTAGCAGGGAGCCATGGTTCTGTTATACCTTTTTGGCTTAGAAGTTTTGACTCTAATAAACCTTTATTTTTAACCCATCCTAATATGACAAGACTAATGTTCTCCCCAGAAGAATCTGCTGAGCTTATTCATAATTGTATTACTTTATCATCTAAAAGGTCAGGTTTTATAATGTCCAAAATTATGAAAACTGTAACTATGAGTAAGTTAGCTAAGTTAATATCTGAAGATATAAAAATAGTAGGATTAAGACCCGGAGAGAAAATGAGTGAAGACCTAATTTCAGAGATTGAAATACCCCATTCTGAAATAGTAGGAGATTATGTAATCTTAACTAGAGATGAAAACCCTAATATTTTAACAAGATTAGATACACCTATAAACAGTGACACATCATTAGAAATGACACGAAAAGAAATGATAAAGTTAATTAAAGATGTAAAGAATTTACAAAGCGTAACTTCTCATTCTAAAAATGAATATTAATGTTAAGAATATTAATCCCTGCTAGAGGAGGTAGTAAAAGAATTAAAAATAAAAACCTACTAAAGGTTAATGGTCAATCTTTACTATCTAGGGCAATTAAAGTATCTTTACAAGTTACAAATGAAGTATATGTTAGTACTGATTCTTATGATATAGAGAAAGAAGCAATATTAAATGGAGCTAAAGTCCATAAAAGACCTTCAATATATGCTACAGATATCTCACCTACCAAAGAAGCTATAACAGATTTTTTACAATCTTATAAAGATACTACTAATATGGTCTTAGTACAATGTACTTCTCCTTTTATTGAACTTGATCATCTTAAACTATCAATAGATAATCTCCATACTTTTTCTAGTTCAATTTCAGTTTATAAGGAAACACCTTTTTATTGGGAAAAAGAAGACATAGGGGCTAAACCCAATTATGACCCTTTTAATAAACCTCGAACACAAGATATGGTTCCCCGTTATAAAGAAACAGGTGCTTTTTATGCTTTTAAGGTTAATAAATTCCTAGATGAAGGATTAATAACACCCTCTCCAACAGCTTTAGTTGAAGTAAATTTAAAAAGTAGCTTTGATATTGATACCATAGAAGAATATGAATTAATAAAAAACATTACATAATGATCCCAGAAATACAAATAAATAATATTAGTTTCCCTATTTTTTCAAACAAAAACACTAATATAAACTTTAATAAGATTAAAACTGCTGCTTTAGTAGCTAGCAGTGGTACATTATTAGATAATGAATTTGGTAAAAAAATTGATAAAAATGATTTAATAATTAGATTTAATGCCGCTAGAGTTAAAGGGTACGAGAATCATGTAGGGTCAAGAACAGATATTAGGATATTAAATGGACACTCATTTAATGGTTCAACTAAAAAAGAAATATGTTTAGGACATGATCCTAATTTTTTATCTAATTTAGATAACGAAACTTTTTTAGTTAAATCCTTTAATGCCCAAGAATTTATAGAAGGTGTAATGTTATATATTAATAAAACTCCAATAAATTTCTTACATTCTAATTTTTTAATGTATTGTAATAGTTTAGTTTCAAAACCTGAAGCTAGTGCGGGGTTAGTAGGAGTTTTATTGTTAGTAACTTTAGGTATAAAACCTGATTTATATGGTTATGGGTTTTATTCTGAATCCAATGATAGGGTACATTATTGGGAAGAAGTGGATCCTAATTGGTCTAGTGGACATGGATTTAATGAAGAAAAAGATATAATAGATAATTTAGTTAGTCAAAACTTAGTTAATATAATAAAATAATGTACGAAATAGTTCATAACAACCCAGATTATCCTTTAGTAATAAGTTTTCAGGGAATGAGTGGGGGAGTTTATCCTAATGCTAAAGATAAATTGCCTTATTTATATTATAATTTATTTGTAAAATCTAATTTGAAAAACAATTATATTTTTTTTAAAGATAACGAACAAGTATATTATCATGGTTTATATAATAAAATAACAAATATAATAAACCAATATGTAGCTTTACATAATATTAAAAAGGTAATAACTATAGGACAATCTGCAGGGGGTTTTGCTTCTTTATTAGTTGGGGAGTTAATAAAGGCAGATAAAATAATAACAATTGCCCCTCAAATCAATTTAAAATATTATAGCTCAGGTTCACCAGCTAAAGAACACATAAGATTATTTAATTTACAAAACAAATTTAATATCCCAGAAACAAATTTGGGGAATTTACAACCTTTTAAATGTCAAGTAGAATATTGGCGTCCTACAATTGGTCATTTTGATAATTACCATTTTGATTTTATAAATAGTTTGGATCCAAACTTAAATCTCATTAACTTTAAATCAGGACATAATATAGGTAATACTATAGGTAAAGAAAAATTTAAACAATTAATTTTAAATTCAATAAAATAATGAAAATATCACTAATACAACCAGGAAGAAATAATTTAAAATACCTTAAATGGTCTTATAATTCTATAAGAAAAAATCAAGGAGAACATGAAGTAGAAATTTGTGTTGCAGATGATGCTTCAACAGACGGGACTTGGAATTGGTGTTTAGAAATGATGTCTAAAGATCCCTTATTTAAAGCACATCGTAATGAAGGACCAGATAGATTAGGACATACTATATTATATGATACATTAATAAATGATGTTGCTACAAATGATATAGCAATGATTTACCATGCTGATATGTATTTGTGTCCTAATGCATTAAATTCAATTGAAAAACATATTAAACCTGGTGTAATTGTATCTTTAACTCGAATTGAACCACCTTTACATCCTGAAGGACCTGAAAAAGTACTATGGCATGGTGGAGTAGAACCTGATGAATTTAAAGAACAAGAATTATTAGATAAATTAAAAGAATTTACTAATGAAGAAAAAATTACTTATGGCATTTTTGCACCTTGGGCCTTTTATAGAAAAGATTTTCAAGAAATAGGTGGACATGACCCTTTATATGCTCCTCAATCTAAAGAGGATTCTGATATATTTAATCGTTTCCAGTTGAATGGAATAAAATTTATCCAAACTTGGGAGGGATTTGTATACCATATGACTTGTAGAGGTAGTAGAAGAAATACTTTAGACAAAGCTAAAAATATATACGAAGATAGCCCAGAATGGTTAGCACAAAATCAAAGATCAACACGTAATTTTATACGTAAATGGGGCCATTTTGTAATGCATAGTCCTACTTTAGTACCTATTGTTCCTCCTAAATATGATATAGGATTTATAGTTAAAAATTGTAATTCTCAATTGTTAACTGCTTTAGAACCTTGGTGTAGTACTATTTATATTGATGATGATATGGACGTCTTAACAACTCATTACATAAATAAAGAGCAAAAAAACACAGATTATTTATTAAAATACAAAATAAGACCTTTTGATAATGAGAAAATGAATGAAATATTAGTTGAAATTGATGGTCATACTTTTAATCAGAGTGATTTTGTAAATATACAAAGGCTATCTCAAATTATTGAAAGTAGTGGAGAAATAGGTAAATTTGAATTAGAAAATTTGAGTATAGAAATTATTCAAATAAATGAATATACTAAAGACTTAATTAAGTTATGATAGGAATCATAGGACAAGGTTTTGTAGGTAATGCTATATATCAAAAGTTTAAAAACTACTTTGAAGTAAAAACTTATGATATAATAAAAGATAAAAGTAACTCGGAAAAAAAGGTAGCCATGAGTCAAAATGTGGTATTTGTTTGTTTACCTACTCCTATGAATAGAAGAGGTAGATGTGATACTAGTTTAATTGAATCTACAGTAAAAGAAATTTTTACAACCTTCAAATGTAAAACCGTAGTTATTAAATCTACGGTACCACCTGGAACTACAGCAAAAATAAATTCATTATATCCTGATATGGATGTAGTATTTAACCCTGAATTTTTAACTGAAGCAAATGCGGTAGAGGATTTTAATAATCAAAATAGAGTAATTTTAGGAGGACCTAGAAAATCTACTACTAAATTAAAAACTATATATAGAAAAATATTTCCTGATATTGATATTATAAAAACTGGATCTACTCATGCTGAAATGGTAAAATATCTTACAAACACTTTTTTAGCTACTAAGGTAGCATTTGCTAATGAAATGTATCAAATATGTGAGGGATTAAA